TAGAGATTACAAACAGACAAAGACACCCAGTACAACTGATTGTCAGGTCTAGGAGGGCCACCAAGTCTTTCACTACTTTAAATATACCTGGAATTGGAAAAGGAAAAAATATATATTTTTTGGAAGATGAAAGATCAACTGACTATATAGATAGAGCAGAAAAAAGTGGATTGATTTCCATTAAACATATTAAAACACCGACTTGAAAGGGAGAATAAGACTATGGCGATTCTAAAAGGGTTTCCACCCTCTAACACAATTAGCCCGAGTGTTAGAATTACCGAAAAAGACCTGAGCTTCATCGTTGCAGCACAAAACCCCCATGTGGCAGGTATTGTTGGGTTTGCTTCCAAAGGTCCAGTTAATCTTCCGACAGCTATCTCTTCTAGCCGTCAGTTGCATACTGTGTTCGGCAATCCACACCCCGATACTGGTGATCCATTCTTGATCTATGCTGCTGATCAATATCTCTTGGTTGCGAACACCCTTTATGTTGTTCGTGTTGCCGACATTGATCCTGTGAGCGATGAAACCGCTACCCTTGCTACAGTTGACATCCCCGCAAGCGGAAGTTTGGTCGCTATTGAATCCGCCACATCCGGTCCCTATGTATTCAACGAAGATTCATTCTTCCGTTGGAAGCTTAATGGTGTTTTGTCAAGTAAGACCCTTGTGGTCCTCCAAAATCTTACTGGTTACAATGTTGACGACCTTGTGATGGCTCTCAACGATCAGTTGACCGATGATGATGATGGCATCATTTTCTACATTACCTCTGGCAATACTGTTGGCGTGAAGACTGTATGGGCATATGGACCTTCAGCATCCTTGGAAATGATTTCTGTTCAGAACGCTATTTATGGCGGTTCTGTATCCGACCCTGATGGCATTCGTGACAACCCTACCGGTCTTGGCACCGATATGGAAAGGGCTTATGTCACAGGCAGCACCGGAAAATATCCCAACAATATGTACCAAGCCGCTGGCGTATGGGATTTCTCGTCCTTTGCTACCGACATCACAATTGACCTAATCATTGATGGTACTGAAAATGTCCTAATTGATCAGATTGCTCAACAAATCGTTATTCCTGCTGGTAGTGTTTATGGAACGACTGCTGCTCTTGTGACAGCAATCAATAACCAGAAAACCGAAATGGGTGGAACACTATCCGGCGGTTGGGAAGCTCTTGCATCTGGCGATAATCTCAAGATCACCACAAAGAGTCACGGTTTTGACGCTCGATTAAGAGTTAAGTCTTCCAGCACCGGCGCTGATATTTTTGGTCTTTCAACTCTTACCAAGGTTGGCGTTACTACCTCTGGTACTTCAGGCGACCCCAACATCGAAACTTTTGGTAAAGTTAGTGGTAGCGCAACAACAAGCGATGTTGCATTCACAATTACCGCTGATTCAGTTGGTATTGACGGAAATTATACTCAGATTATTGTTCAGAATAATATCTATGAGCCTAATTTTACAATTGAAGTTTATGCAAATGGTGTGCAGGTCGAATCTTGGGGTAATTTAACCAAGAATATCGCAAGCAGCTACTATGTTGAAACCTATTTGGCTCTTGTGTCTGATTTCATTCGTGCAATCGACAACACAACTACAGGCGCCACTCCCAAGGATGGCACTTATAGCCTAACCGGTGGCTCTGACGGTATTCCTGCTGATCCTGATGCTCAGGATGTTTTACTCATGGGCGATCCAGTTGCTTATACCGGCATCTATACCATGAGCGAACCTGAGCAAATCAATATTGACCTCATCGCAGTTCCCGGTCACTCAAGCACCGCAGTTGTTGAAGAATTGCTGCGCTTCGCCCAAGTGTATCGTCAAGACTGCCTTGCTATCATTGATCCTCCATTCGGTTTAACAGCAACTGAAGTTGTCGATTGGCAGAATGGTGCTCATCCTTTGAATAACACCAAGTTTGATTCTGATTTTGGTGCTCTTTACTGGCCTTGGGTCAAGCTTTATGACTCCTACAACAAAGTTGATGTGTGGTGTCCACCAAGCGGTTCAGTCATGGCGACAATTGCTCGTAGCGACTTCCTTAGCGCACCTTGGTTTGCACCCGCTGGTTTGACCCGTGGTCAAGTCCCCGGAATCACCGATGTGTACAATCGTCCTACTTTGGCTGAACGAGATCAGATGTATGGCAATAGAAACTGCGTTAATCCGATTGTCAACTTTACCGATGTTGGTGGTTTCGTGATCTTCGGTCAGAAAACCTTGCAGCGCAGACCAACATCACTTGACCGTGTGAATGTGCGTCGAATGATGTTTTATGTTGAAAAGGAAATTCGTACTGCTTGTCGCACATTACTTTTCGAACCAAACGATACGATTTTCAGGTCACAGTTTATTGGAATTGCGAAGGCAATTCTCGCAAGAGTACAAAGTGGTCGAGGAATCACGGATTATATCATCAAAGCCGATGCTGAACTGAATACTCCTGATGTCATTGATCGCAATGAGTTTCGTGCAAGAATCGGAATTCAACCGACTCGTTCAACCGAATTCATTTTCATCGAATTCTCATTGCACAGGACCGGTAGCTTTGCTGAAGGCTCTGAAACATTTTAAGTAAATAAGGAGAATAAATGGGCATAACTTATACACCCGGTGGTTCTAATAACCCTGTTGCTGCCAACCCACTGGCCAGAAATATGGGCCTTGGTAATCTTGCAAGTGGTAATGTTGTATTTAAAAGAAAGTATCGATGGACAATGCAACTCAAAACGCATTGTGATACTCAAGAAATTCCAGAGTATTATGTCAAAACAGCCAATCGTCCCCAACTAGACATTGAAGAAACTGAAATAAATTTCTTACATGGAAAGTTTTGGATTCCCGGCAAAGGCACTTGGAATGCTTTGACAATTACTTTTTATGATGTTTCTGACTTAGGCAACGCAAACAACGGCTTATTTGGCTGGCTTGCAACTACTTACAACTTTACTGACCCCGTTGGTCTTCATCAATCTACCTTGCGTGGTCCAGATGGAAACTATGTCTCCGGTGGTTATGGTTGTGATGGCATTCTGCAATTATACGATGGATGTGGTGTTCCGCTTGAAAGATGGACTCTTTTAGGTATGTGGCCACAATCAATTAACTTCGGTGAACTTGACTATACAAGTTCAGATGAATGTACTATTGAAGTGACCACTAGATACGATAGTGCAAAATATGAGCCTCTTTGCGGCGGTACATTCCAAATCTGCTGCTCTGGTTGCTCACCCGATGTCAATGTAGCAAATGCCTAATCAACAAACTTTTTTCAAAACCTTGCATACATTATTGTATGCAAGGTTTTTTTATGGGTGGTGACAATGGCCAAACAAAATATGGGTTTGTTTCGTGGTTTTGAGACAACTTGTTTCAAAAGAAAACATCGTTGGATGTTCTCAATACAGGATGTTTCAGGCGATCCGGCAATTTTGAGTTCTAACGCATTGCCGCCTTCTAAAGCTTCAAGACCAAATCTTAACTTTAAAGAATTAGAAGCCCAACACATATCGGAAACTGTGTATTTTCCCGGTAAACCAGACTGGAAGCCTTTAACAATTACATTATATGATACAAAAGTTAATGCTAATCCTGTCTTCGATTGGATTAGTAAGTATTATGACCCAAACAAAGGATACCTTGGTTATTCAAGTTCTAGTTTCCCCAACAATACTTCTTTGGCAATGAAAATAAGCCAAGCTTACCTGACTTTATTTTCAGGCTGTGGCACAGCAATAGAAAAATGGGTATTTGAAAATGTTTGGCCACAAGCAATAGAATTTGGCGAATTGGATATGGGCCAAGGTGATGTCGTTACAATTGACTTAACTTTGAGATACGATAGAGCCTACATAGTTATCAACGAAGGTTTTTAGTTAATCATCACTTTCTTCTTCGATGCTAAGTTCTTGTTTTAAAAGTTCTTGACAAGCTTTTATTGCATCTTCAAGTTCTTTAGGCTTACATTTAAGAACACGGCAGGCTCCACTTTTATTGAGCCTGCCCTTTTTAGTATAAACTCTTGCATCATTAAGAAGAAATGCATCAACAAGTTTGCCAAAACCAGAATCGACTAACTTTTGTATAAGTTCTTGATTTTCGATACTATCAAACAAATTTTTGCTAAATTTTGTCATGGTTTATAATTCTGAGGTTTTCCAAGATTTTTTAATGCTTGGATAAGATGTAAAATTATAATATTTAATTTTTAATAAATCAAGGTTCGCTGATTATATTATGTTTTTTATACAAATTTTTTGTCTTTGAAGCAGGCATTTTTTGTTCCATCTGCAACTGAACAAAATCAAGATACTTTCTTTTAAGCTCGTTATAATTTCGTGCAGTTCTGTAAAGTTGCCTGAAATGATTTAAAATACAAGTTGTCATGTAATTAAACGCTTTTCCCTTTTTAGGGTCAAAACGGTCTATTTTCTCAAAACAGATCATGACCCCCTCTTGAACAGCATCATCTTGGTCAATCAAATTGAATTTTGCATAACGAACGATGTTTTCTGATAAAGTATAAAAAGCAATTGCCAACTCATCTTGTGATTCTTGGTATTTGCTAGAAATATCCTTGAATTCACTTTCAGTTGTCAGCCACGCTTGTGGCTTTTGATATTTTCCACGCTTCAAAGTTCGATGATGCGTTGCGACAATATCATCCATGAGCATTTGATACTTAATACGATTTTTCTTGGCGACTTGAAAATTTACGATTAACTTTTCAAATGTTCTGTTGTTTAAATATTCTGTGGCCATCAATCCCCTTAAATTAAGAAAAATTTCTATTATATTTCATGCAGATAAACGAAATCTTTCTTTCAATTCTCGACAAGCCTCACATTCCACGCTACTATCGTGAACTCCATCAATTTTATTTGAGCCACAATCTTGTTGAAGAGGCGGCTGCAATAGCTTATCTAGTAGAGAATAAATTTGGGAAAAAAAATGAAAACTCCTCTGAGCATACAAATATTGACGAAGGACAATCAAGAAACGATTGAAAACTGTCTTCAATCTCTCAAGCATTTAAATGCCAGAATTATAGTAGGTGATCTTGGATGTAAGGATCAAACAATTAGAAAATGCCAGAAATTTGATGTTGAAATCATGCCGTTGTCTTTAAATGATGATTTATCACAAGCAAGAAATAAAATTATAGAAAAATGCAATAGTGTTTGGCACATGATGATTGAGCCTTGGGAAGAACTCATATCGGGAACAGAAAATATTAAGTCAAGTATGCTATATGCGCCTGAATCTTATAAAATACACATACTTCAAGCAGATATGATGACAAAAGAAACAAGGTTGTGGCACACATCTTTGCCGATTAAATTTCAAAATCCTGTTTATGAGACAGTAAAGTCGGAATCAAAGGATTTAAATGTTTTTATTTCAAGCTCAAATGGAAAAAGAAATTTGGATTTCATCGATTTAATTTTGAAATGGCAAAATAAAAATCCTTTATCACCAGAACCATTGTATTACAAAGCTTGTATTGATTTGATCAATAAAAATTGGGATTCTTTTTTGAATTATTCAGAACTATTTCTTCATCAACAAAAAAACCAAGATATGTCATTTTTCATGACGCAATATTATACTTCCATGGTTTTATGTTACATAAAAAAAGATTACAATAAAGCTATTCAAATGCTAATGCCTTGTTTGGTTAAAAAACCAACGATGGCTGAATTTTGGTGTCTGCTTGCTGATATTTTTTATGCAATAAACGAATACGAAAAAGCACAATGTTTTTATAAAAATGCTCAAATATTAGGTTCAAGAAGACTTAAAACCTGTGAATATCCTATGGAAATTAGCAAGTACAATGAATATCCAAAAAAAATGATTGAAGCCTGTAAAAAAATTAAATCTAATCTTAATCTTTATGTGAGTACTGTCAATAAATCACATCCAACTCATTAACAATGACTGTAACTTGGTCTTCGTACCGAGCTACTGTGATTTGTTTTCTTCCCGGTGCTAATTTCCTAAGTTTTGTTTCTAATTCTGAAATGTGACAGTTGATAACAGACCAATGATTTTGCGCTAATTTTTTAACTTCTTCATCCAAGTCAGCAACGCTGCGATTTGGGAAATACGCTTGTAACTCCTTCTTCGCCTCTCTCATTACTTTTTGGTAAATAGGAACATTGCAAGCGCAGCCGGGATTGTTTAAATATTTTTGAATATCATCTTTAAAGGATTCTGGCAAACTATTTCTGAATCTTGCGTCACGCAGAGCCTGTTTCACTTCCATCAAGCCTATTGGTCTGTTCATTTTCATTCCTCTGTATTGGAAATGGCGTCAATGTAAAACCGCACTTAGGACAACGAAACAATTTTTTTCGTTTTTTATTGGTTTGCAAAATCGTTTTTTTATTTGTTGGATCATAAATTGGCAGATGTCTTTGTAAATCAACGGTTTTTACTTCAATTAAATCATTTAGATCGCATCCGTTTGTATATCTTTTATATGGACATTTATTACAATGTAAGACATAAATCAGATCACTCATTTGCTTTCCTGTTCAGTTGTCATATTGACTACTGTTGCAGCCTCTAGGTAATTTAAAATTACTGCTGCAAAATTTGAAAGAAAACCGCCCGCACAACCACAAGCAAATATTTGAAATGGATCATTTGTAAGCCATACCCATCCCATGAAAAAACCACACCATGTTCCTGCACAAAGATAACAATCTACAACTCCTCCAACCTTCGGGATGCGAATTTTTTCAGTTAAAGATTTAAAAAAATTACGAAATTCTTGAAGAATCGAGCCATCGACAACAATATGACACATGCCGATGGTGCTTATAACAAACAAAATCAAATCAACAAAATTCATGATTACCTCCAAAATGTAAACTTAAGTTCATTGCCTTTACGAAACAGACATGCTCCACCATATTCTGAAAATTCGCAAAGCCTTTCATAATCATCAATATTACAATCATAATGATCCACCAAGTTCTTGTTCAACTTGTTAACAAAAACTGGTTTGCCAAAATATTTTTCTAATTTCTCTAATTGCACTTCACCTAAACCATTCATCAGTTCCAAAGTGCTATATTGGGCCATTTGTTTTAATCCCGAAACACGATGTGCTAAATTCCATTGATCAAACAAATATCTGTATTCCGGTAAATGTTCTTGAACTTTTTTATCAAGAAAAATTATTTCTTCAATATTCTGAAGATTTATTTCCATCGTACTCTCACTATTTTAAGGAATATGGAAACTACTCTAAGCTAGTAATCCAAGGAGATAAAAATGGCTGATCAGAATTTTCGTCCACGCAAGAACCCTGCTGAACAAAGTCCAGAACAATCAAACGAGGCTTTAGAAAGAATCAACCAAATGCGAAAGCAAGCTCGACCCGATGACGAAGATAATGCCCCAAACCAAGACTTTAATCCGGCACAACAAGCAGTACCACCGCAGGCATTGCCTCCCGGTACATTTCCAATTCAAGGGAATGTGCCTCCAGCATTTCAAGCAGCACTTGCTGCCGCTAGAGGCAACCCCGTTGGGCAAGAAAAAGTTCAACAAAACACTAGCGGAAATGAAACCAAGCGTGGTTTCAATATGAGCAGAGGCGGCGAATCTGAGGCTCCTCAGCCTGCTCCTCAACAAAGAGCCAATCTTTCAAGTTCAGGTTCGGCTCACCTCAAGGAATTGCTAGAAAGCCTTCGTGGTTCGACTGCCACATATGAAGAAATCCAACTTCCTTCTAAAGGTCGTTTTTACAATGACACAAATGGTCCGAGCAATGGTGTTGTCTCAATTCGTCCTATGACAGGCGAGGAAGAGCAAATCCTTGCAACACCAAGATTTGTTCGTAAGGGTCAAGCAATCAATATGATTTTCCAAAAGTGCCTTAAGGAAAAATACAATGTTGACCAGCTTTTGACCGTTGATCGCACATACCTTCTGATTTATCTCCGTGGCATTTCATACAGTCCAGAATATGAAGTCGAAATCAAGTGCCCCGAATGCGGGGCGAAGTTTTCTACTTCAATCGATCTCAACAGTCTTTATGTTGAAGATTGCCCTGATGGCTTCGGTCCAGATTTACAGGATGTTTTGCCAAATTCTAAATTGCCTTTTTCTTATCGACTTAGCACCGGCAAGGATGAACAAGATATTCAAGAACACCGAGATCGTCGCATCAAAATGTTTGGCGACTCGTCTGCCGATGACACTTTGACATTCAGAACTGCTCAATTGCTTAATGATATCGACGGAATTACAAACAAGCAAGAACTACAGGTTCTCATTAAGAATTTGCCGATTAACGATGTGGCTTACATTCGTGGCCTCATTAACGAACCTCCCTTTGGCGTTGATACCAATTTGGAAATTGTATGCCCAAGTTGCTTGCAAGATTTCCAACTGGAGCTGCCGCTTGAAGCAAATTTTTTCTTCCCACGGCGACAGAAGAAGGCGAAGACCCAAGCGTAGTCTTATGGCGAAATTTGGCAGAAGAGATTTTCTTCTTCCAATATCACATGAGACTGCCAATGGAACAGTCCATGAGATTGCCAATCCATCTTCGTCGCTTTATGATTGAAAGATTCATTAAACAAAAAGAAGATGAACGCAAGGCTGCGGAAGCGGAACAGAGAAAGGCAAGAAACAGGAAGCGTTGATTATGCCAACAAAAGAAAGATTTCAAAATCCGGTTATTGGCGACACAGTAAACTTGCGGTTGTTTACATATAACAGCAACAACCGCAAGAGTGTCAAAACAATAAATGATGTTAAAATCTATACGATTGATGAAAGCCTGCGATCAGTTTCAAACCCAGAAGGTTTAAAACTTGTTCAAACTTTTGCTGGCACTTCCGTTGTTTTAGAGGCAACGGGTCAGTATCTTCTTCCAGTTTTTCTTGAAGACCTTTTGTATACAATTGGACCTTATTATGACATATGGAATGTAGTTTTTGAAGATGGCGAGACAGCAGTCGCTCATGTAAGAAATAATTTCCAAGTTTATTCAGACTTATGGTTCACAAGTCCACTACCGCCAATTTATGATTTTAATTTCAACTTCAGACCAAATCGTTTCCGAAAAGGATCAAAGCGTTATATGCTTGTACAAGTAACGCCGAATGTTCCAAAGGGCTCTGATATACTGCCGTATTACGAAAATCTAGCAATTGTTTCAGACTTAAGAGTAAGTATAGAACAGGCTTGCGGCGATTGTCTGCCAACTGAACAAGATTTAAGACTGATTGTTGATAGACAACTTGTAGACTATCGTGAAAAAGGTTACGGATATTATTTTCTAGATACAAACCAATTTGATGAAGGCATTTATAACATTTGGTTTGAAATTCAGCTTGGAGAGAGCACTTTTGTAAGTGAGAAAAACGCCTTCCAAATCTATAGTTGAAATTTACAAAACCAACCCTTGATGGTAACATCTTGAGATACTTCTAAAACGGAGCATCTCATGTCTGTTATTCAAGCAAAACTTGACCATTGGATTACAAATAATTTCAATGTTTGCTTTATTGGCAGGCACGGTGTCGGCAAAACCGCTATGGTTAAAGCGGCTTTTGACAGACATGGACTGCGTTGGCGATACTTTTCTGCTTCGACAATGGACCCTTGGACAGATTTCGTAGGTGTCCCAAAGGAAAGAACGGAAAATAAACTTCCTGAATCATTTGAGTTGATTAAAGAATTAACCAAAATCAACCGCTCTCTTGCTTCATCATGGATCATTCAGAATTGGCATTTTTCTCAAGATAAAGCCGATGAAATTGTTTCTTATATCGTTGAACACAAAGAAGGTGCGACATACCTCGACTTTATCAGACCTCGTTTTTTAGGTGGCGATGAGCGTGGTGTAAACATTCCCAACGAAGAAGTTGAAGCATTATTTTTTGATGAATATAACAGATCAACCAAAAAAATTAGAAACTCAGTCATGGAGCTTATTCAATTCAAAAGTGTAAATGGCTATCGTTTCCCTAATTTAAGAGTCGTTTGGATTGCCATCAATCCTGATGATGAGGAACAGATTCACTACGATGTGGAACAAATGGACGATGCTCAAGCTGACCGATTTCAAGTGAGAGTTAAAATACCTTATCGACCTGATGTCGAATGGTTCAGGCAACAATATGGGCAACGAATGGCTGATAGTGCCATCAGTTGGTGGGACGAACTCGACGAAGACAATAAAAGAAAAATTAGTCCAAGAAGGCTTCAATACGCTCTGGATTGCGCCAAGGCAAAAGGTGATTTGCACGATATTCTGCCACCTTCATCTAATGTGAGCAAATTGATTGCCACTCTCAAGGATGGCCCAATCACCGACAAACTTGAAGAATTGATGCGTTTAAACAATGCGGAACAAACAAAGAAATTCTTACAAAACGAAAACAATTGCACTTCTGCTATAAAGTATATTGTTAAGAGCGAAAAACTCATGAATTTCTTTTTGCCTCATGTGCCGAAAGAAAAAATTATTGCGCTCATGGATTCAGACGAAAAGATTTGTGACTTTGTTGTTTACAATTTAGATAAACATGAAGTATTTAAGTCAGTTTGCAAAAACATTAAAGAAGCTAATCAAAACGCAAAACTGTTTCGCAAAATAAGAGTTGCGCTTACGGAAGAACAAAAATTGAGCGATGCATTCCATCGTGACGGAAGTGAACCGTCAAATAAAAGTACACCGGAATTATATTATAATAAAAAGAAAAATGATTCAGCTTATCTTGCTACTTTAAATACATTAAAAAATTATCCTTTACATACAGAAACGCAAAGGATGTATATCTACAACGAAATTAAATCGGAAATACCACAAAGTCTTAGCAGAGAGTCGGCAATTGAAACTCTTAATCTTCTCACCGATATATTTACAAAGATAGATGATATTAAGGATGAAAAAGAAAAATCAAAATGGGATTTTACAAGTATTGTAACACAACCTCAATTTTCTAAGTTAATTGGCATCGTCAACACTTGCCTTTCATCGCTCAAAGAAGATAAAAATATGAATTTAAAAGAACTGATATACTCTTTGGAAAAATCTAAATCATTTTTTGTAAAACTTGCGAACGCTGGTCTGCTTTCTAAGTTGATTATGGAATGACTATGCAAACAAAAAGTATAAGTAATGAAGAGTGGATGGAAATCAGCCACGGTCTGGAGCCATTCCATGCCGTCTTTTATCAAGTCTGGCAAATGGGCAAACCAATTTTTGATGAGACTATTGAAACAGCCTGTGTGCAATTTGATCAACAGGGTAATTTCATATGGTTCCGATTCAATCCTGAATTTTGGTCAAAATTAGATTTTACAAACAAGCTTTTTGTAATTTCACATGAAGCTTTGCACATTGTGCTAAATCATGGTTCTAGAGCAAAAGATGCTGGGGTTAATAGCCGAGCAGCTAATGTTGCTATGGACATAGTAATCAATCATATTTTAACAAGAAGCTTTGGTTTCAATAGAGAAAATTTAGTTGAGGAAGCAGCCTGTTGGGTTGACACGGTATTTAAAGACCGTGATCCTTTGCCTCCTGATGATGATTGTTTTGAATACTACTATACACTTTTTGAAAAAGTCCACGCTGACGGCTTTAGTGGTGATTCAGAATGTCCTTCGACTCTTGATGATCATGAAGGTTTTTCTTCAAGCGACTTTGGTAAAGTTATTGACGCTCTAAACCAAACGATGACACAAGAAGAAAAAGAAAGTTTAAAAAGCACTATTCAAAAGCATTTTCAAAAAGAAGACAAAGAAGGTGTCGGAGAAAATCCAAGTCCAATAGGTACTGGCACATGGACATTTGCAAAGATCGATAAAGTCAAAAAAAATAGGAAATGGGAAAGTGTAATTCAAAAATGGAGTAGAAAATATTTCATTGAGGACGATTTTGAAATACAACAATGGACAAAAACAAATCGTCGTATGGTATTACTTCCAAAAGATTTAATGTTGCCAACTGATATAGATGTAGATGACCTTCATCATGATAAAAACAAAATAGATGTTTGGTTCTTTTTGGATACAAGCGGCTCATGCTATCATCTAAAAGACAGATTTTTTGCTGCTGCTGCTTCGTTGCCAGAAAATAGATTCAATATTCGTTTATTTTGTTTTGATACATCAGTTCAAGAAACCGACTTAATCAGTAAAAAAATTTACGGCGGTGGCGGCACTTCTTTCAAAATTCTTGAACAACATATACAAAATGAGATCAATTCAAAAAATTGCAAGTACCCCGAGGTATTTGTTATTTCAGATGGATGGGGAGATTATGTAAATCCACAATTTCCTGCTAAATGGCATTGGTTTCTAACAGAGAATGGTTCAAAAACCCATCTGCCAAAAAAGTCAAACATATATGAATTAAAGGATTATTCCTGACTTTCATTTATGGATTGCACATTATCTAAAAAAAACTCATCAGGCAATTTAAGCAAATGTTCTAAAGCTAAAGCAGTCCATCTTCCATATTTCATGGAATATTTAAAATCATGCCCTTCTAGTTCTTCTGTGTGGACAAAAGATAGCCAAGGTTTCCTAGTTTTTTTCCAACAAAGCATGGGTTTACGACCGCATCGTTTGCTATCGCTTGTAGCTTGCTCTAAAAACCCATCTAATTCGCTGTTTCCTCGTACAAAAATAGAACTCATGTCTATTCCGTCGTACCCACCTTTGCTTTCAATCACAAATTTAAAACCTTTGGGAACAACTAAATCACCACTAAAAACTTCAGCAGCGTGTTTTGGCAAATATGCTTGACTCCATCTATTTCCACTACCAACAGAACGACTAAAGCCTTTGCCAAATCTTTCAGTCAAAATTTTTGTCAAATCTAGTTCGGTTCGACTGCCTTTTTTCTTACCGTTGACTTTCTTTTTAGCTGGACCTTTAAGTAAACTATCGTCCTGCAAAAAATCATCATATTCTTCAAATTCATGTTTTGCCATAAACTATAGTAGTAATTATCTATTGATTATAGAACTTATTGACTCCAGTTCTCTTTTCTTAATTTCAAGATCAGATAAAAGCTCATCAAATTCTACTTTGCTTATAGATTGTTCTTGAACCAGTTGTTCGGCATATTGTTTGATATTATTGACAACATCTATTATTTCATTACATTTTTTTTCGACATTATCAAGTTTGATGTCTTTTTCCAAAATTTTAAATTTATTTTCTTTTCTTTTTGATTTGTTTTCATCTTCATCATCAAGGTCAGTAATAACATTAAATGTTGGTTCATATATTTTAATTGGCTTTCTATTACCATCAAAAGTCCAAGGTTGAGAATTATTTTTTGACACATCGAATCTAGAAATCGAATACTGTCCTTCTTCGTTGTTTCTAAAATACCACACTTGATTAAACGGCAATTCAATTAACTTTTGACTTTTGATTGAATTTTTAAAATTACCACATTCATGAACAGCTTCTTCCCAAATTGATGGTTCTGAGAAAAAGAATATTTGACCCAATAATTCTCTCAAATCAGCAATCCACAAAGGACGAAATTGATTGCGAAACAACCAAAGCATCCTATCACCTGAAACGCCGCGCTCTCCCAATGCAACAGCCATATGTCCTTCGTTGATTAGGCTGAAAACATCACGAATGCCAGCCAAACGATGTGGATATAACTCTCTGTTTAAATCAATTGTGTTATCTGGGTTTTCAATAATTCTCAACAGAATTTCTGAATCGCAATTTGATTTTACTTCATATTTTTCTTTTAGGGCTTGATATTCAACATCATCAACTCGACCGTTGTGAACAAGGCTTAATGATTTGTCTGAATTCGTAAAAGGATGATTATTCGCATTTACTGCTGGTTCTCCTACGCCTTTAGATGCACCTCTGGCATGAACCAATAGCAAATTCAAATCATGGCGACCAAGGTTTTTCCAAATATCTTTTTTTACAAATAAATTTGAACGGATTGGTTCTTTATGAAAGACTACTGAACCATCAACGCCTTTTTCGGTCCCCCAGAAACCGCTGGCGTCTATTCCCCTTGTTTCGCTTTTTTCAAATAGCTTTGAAATGAGTTGAAAACTTTGTGCAGGCTTTTTTGATTCACCTATAAATCCGCTGATGCCACAAATGGCACACCTCCGTCTTAAAATGCATCCAATCCACCTGTGGTTCCGCCTAAAGGTGGCGCTGCCAAATCCTGTCCAGTACCTCCAGTTGGAGGAGTTCCTTCTGGCGCAGTTTCCATAGTCTCCGGTTGAGCAGGAGCACTATTTGGAGCTTTTTGTTCACCGGATTCAGGTGGTGGCGGTTGATTCTGTTTTTGTTTTGTCTGTGTAGCAGAAGTTCCTTTGTCATCTTCAGATGAGTCTTTTGCAGGTTCCGTAGGCACCAGTCTGTTTACAGGCATACCCAAGTCGCCAACAAGTTTTTCCATATTGGTAGATACAGATGAAATAACTGAAGATAGATCACCTTTTTCATCCATGCACTTCATTATGGATACTGCCATTTTTTGTAAAGATTTAAGATGTTTTTCTTGTTCTTTTGGCCAACTGCTATGCAAAATATTCCTAATGTGAACTACAATTTCGTTTGAAAAAGCATTTAAATTTTTTGATCCCATAGTTTTGGCATCGTTTTTTAAATCCTGCACGGCAGACAAAATATTGCCCACTTTTTGAGCCAAATATGCCTGCTGTTCATTAAGTAAAAAATCTTTAAATGTAAGACTCATGCTTTATCTATAGTTGAGTTTAATGTTTTATTTTGCAAAGAAGCTGCAATCAAACCAGTAAATAATGGACTGGCAGACTGTAATTTTGACTTAAATTCAGGATGAGCTTGTGTGCCTATAAAATAGGGATGTATTGATTTATCCAACTCCATAATTTCAACAAGTCCACTAGTCGTACTCACGCCTGAAACTCTAAATCCTTTCTTTGCATATTGATCAAGGTATTCTGGATTTACCTCATATCGATGCCTGTGCCTTTCATGAATAATCTTGTTGCCATAAAGTTGAATCGCCAAACTGTCCTTGTTTAATTCGCATTCATATGCGCCAAGACGCATAGTCGCTGATTTCTTTAGCAAACTTTCTTGCCCTTCAATAAAATGAACCACAGGATGCGATGTGCTGTTATCAAATTCCAAGCTATTAGCATCAGTCATGCCGCAAGCATTACGAGCAAATTCGACTACAGCCATCTGCAAACCTAAACAAATACCTAAAAATGGGATTTTCTTTTCTCGGCAATATTGAATTGCCTTGATTTTACCTTCGGTCCCTCGGTTATCAAAACCGCCGGGAACAATGACGCCGTCCAATCCTTCAAAATATTTGTGAAGACCACGATTATCTTTGTATTTTTCAAGCTCTTCGGCTTTGATCCAACGAACATTGACCTTAGCATTATTGGCAACGCCGCCATGCATAAGAGCTTCTTTTAAACTCATGTAGGCTTCATCGCAATTGTCATACTTTCCAAAAACACCAATTTCAACTGCTGGAGATTGATTTCCAATGTATTTTTCTACAACTTCACGGTACTTGTGAATCCTACAAGCACTACGACTTAATCTAAATAAATCAACAAAAAGATCGTCTACATGACGATTGTAAAATTCTAGAGGCACTTGATAGATGCTTTGGACATCAGGTGCTTCAAAAATACATTCCCTTTTTACATTTGTAAGTTGGCTTACTTTGTTTAAGATTTTTTCTGGTACATGCCGATCTACACGACAGAATATGGCATCAGGTTGCAGTCCATGACGCTGCAATTCCTTAACAGCATTTTGCAAGGGTTTAGACTTGAATTCCTTGATGGTGTTCACCCACAGAATTGGGGCGACCATAACGATTAGAACATCGTCTTTAAGTTTTTGTTTAAATTGGCGCATTGCCTCAAAAAACGCATAACTCTCGCTATCACCAACTGTTCCACCAATTTCAGCAATTACCACATCTTTGTCTTTTCCAAGCTCTAAAAGCCTATCGTGAACTTTGTCTGTGATGTGAGGAGATAATTGAATTGTTTGACCAAGATACTTTCCAGCTTCTTGTTCTTCAATCAATTCTTTATAAAGAGTTCCGCTGGTGCAAATATTTGATTTGGACATATTGATCCCGGCAATTCTTTCGTAATGGCCAAGATCAAGGTCTGTTTCGGTTCCGTCATCGCAAAGGAAACATTCGCCGTGTTCCCTTGGAGCTAAAATACCGGCATTTGTATTCAGATATGGATCAAATTTAATAAGATCAACTCGGTGACCACGAAATTTGAGCAATAAGCCAATGCTTGCGGCAGACACGCCTTTTCCGGTTCCGCTGATGACTCCCCCGACAACGATAATAAATTTACAAGACATCACTTTACCTCTGACTCTAAAAAAGTAGCATTACAATAACAAAAAAATTCTACCATTCAAGACAAAATAAACATTATTTAATATACAAATCTAAATATTTTTATGATAACATCAAAAGAATTTCTTGAGAAAGCTATCAGCATTTCTGGATACCTCAAAGAAAATCAAGGAATATTATATGCAAATTACACTTTGCCGGGCATGGAAAATTGCAAAGGACTGTGGGACATTTATGAGCGTATAAAAAGACTAAAGTTGGATGTCGATTTACATGGAAAAGAAATTTTGGAAATCGGCAGCAACACAGGAGCCATGTCATTTGCTCTTGCCCAAAGAGGAGCAAATATTACTGGGATTGAGATCAATAAAGAACGAGTTGATTTATGCAATAAAATTGCTCATCATTACAATTTAAACTGTTCATTTGAAAATATAGATGTGGAAAATTTACCTGACCATATATTGGATAAAAAGTATGATATTGTTTTATGTACTAGAATTGATGCCTACATAAAAAGTTTAAGTTTATTGTTTCAGAATTTGAGCATAATGACAAAAGACCTATGTGTTTATGAATCAAATAGAATAGATGAGAATCAGGATTTAATTAAAGATATGTTAAAGTATTATTTTCATTCAATTAAAACAATAGAAAATATAAAATTTAAAACAGGAGTTGTTTCTAATATTTACAAACTTGAAAGACCAATATCGCCATACTGCTGGCACAAAAAATCATATAAATTAAATGATTTTTGGGTCAAAGAAACATCTCAAAAAAATTGGTTGAGAGTAAAAAATATTTTTGCATCTTTGCCACCATGCAAATATATTCCAGAAATTAAATTTTCAGAACCAAATTTAATCTTAACCAAGGATATCAAAGAAAATAATTTTTATGAAAAAATGAAATCATCATACAGGTTACAAATTATTGATTTTTTAAAATTTATGTTTGAAAACAAGGTTTGCCACCGTGATCTGCATTGGGGAAATTTTATTTTTGACGAAAATCAAATTTGGTTTATAGATTGGGAACTATTACACCATTGCAATATAGAAAATATAGAAGATCATTATGACATATCAGGCAAAAATCAAATAACACCACAAGGATTTGATGAACCCAGAACTATATTTACAAAAATAAATAATCAAAAAAGCATAGCAGAATATTTTGACATAAAAATAAAAGATATAAAAAAATAATTATTTATTTTTTATTTGACTAGCATAAATCATGTAACAAAAAGTATCTATATGCAATTTTTCAAGAACGCAATAATAGCCTAACCTTGCAAATTTATCAACTATCGCTAATGTATATTTGTATTCTTGTAGCCTATCACAAACAAAGCCGCATGTATGAATTTCAATAGCCCATTGATTTACTTTTTTGATCACATCGTCTGGTTCGTTTAAAACGAAAGAGAATTCAAATCCCTCGACATCCAATTTCAAAAAATCAATAGATTTTAAATTAAATTTTTGTATAATTTTACTTAAATCATAAGTTTCAACTGATTTATCAAATCCAACCAAATTGATATTTTTGTGAGTTATAAGGCCATTAGTTGTGATGATTTTTTTGCTTTTCTTGCAATTTTTTACAAGCAAGTCGTAAAAGTTCTTATCATATTCAAATGAATATATTTTTTTAGCTTCATGCTCCAAAGCTAGTAAAGTAAAAATTCCAATATTTGCACCACAGTCTACTACAATATCTCCCTTTTTAATTCTTAACCCGTGTCTAAAATATTCTTTGTCTTCCCAAATTTCTTTATAAAAATTCTGATGCATTTCTATTGTTTTTTTGTCCCAAGAAAGATCGATTGTAAGATCAGAAAAATTCATTGTTACACTCCATCCCCAATCATATTAGAAAAGATACAAAAAATGTCACTTTTCTAATATGATTAGGGCATATCCTATTGGCAACTCTTGCAGTCTAGAATATTTCTTGCAAAAGCTTGGGCTGCGTTCACGGACATTTGATAGTAAAATCCTTTAACGCCCATCCTCCAAGCCTCTACCAGCAAAGAATTAACATCCTTAGTAGGAATTGATGGATGAATCATAAGATTCAAAGATTGACCTTGATCAATATGCGCTTGTCTTTGAGCAGCTTGTATGACAATTTCTTTCGGACTGATTTCAGCAAATGTTTTGAATACATCCTTTTCTTTTTCAGAAATAAAATCTAGATGTTGAACACTACCAGCATTCATCAAGATGCTTTTCCAAACATCATCAGTATCTTTTCCCTTTTCTTTCAACAACTTTTCAAGTTCGCTGTTCTTGATAGTAAATTTGCCCTTCTGCAAATCTTTGATATAGTAATTTGTCCTATGAGGCTCAATACCTTCTGAAACCTGCCCAAGAATAAAAGCACTATTATGTGAATGAACACCATTGCTTAGAACATAATAATGGACATCAGGAACTTCCATATCCATAGTTGGAAGTATTCCAGTATAATTTTTTTCTGTCACTATTAAATTGTTGTTTGTAATGAAACCTTTTTCTATATTGTCAATAGCAACCCAGTCGCCTTCAATATTTTTAAGTCTGTGATTGCTAGTAAATTTATATTTACAACCATCTGTAAAAGTTAACTCATGCGTTGGTTCAAAACCATTAAAATAGAATCTTGTGCATTCTTTAATGCCAGCATCAGTAAATACTTTTACTGATGGGTTGAGTTCCAACCATTGCTTTTCAGCTTTTTTGATTTTTTTCACAGTAGGAATGTCATTTTCGGCAATCTCGCAAGCCTTAATTGAGATTTGTTCGCCGTTCCTCTTAACTACAATGGTTTCATCATAACGATATTTAATTTTTTTCCCATTATCGAGTTCGCACTCGATAGACATTATTTCATGCAAGTCAAGACCGCCTCGTCTTGTAAATTCAAAATAATCTATATTATCTAGATTACTGTCCTTAAATTTTGTATCAGGAGTAGTACAAGATTTCGTAGGGGCAATTGCCAATAAAGTTGTATTTCTTCTACCGTATCCCTTGCAAACCTCTGGTTCGCCATATTCTTGCGCCAACTTTGCACTTGCTGCATAAGCAGATTTCTTGATGTTTTGAGCAATCTGCACATTATGCAATTTTGCTTCCATACTCTCCCAAGGAATCATTTTACTTTGCAGGTAAGAGTGCCATCCAAGCCAGCCCACACCCAAAGCACGATGTCGTTCAGCAAACCTGACTGCCCTCTCCATGAACTTGATATTTTTGGCTTTTTCAATAAACTCCGTCATAACAGCATCAAGAAGATAAACCAGAATCTCTACCGCATCTGTATCTTTCCATTCGTCATAATACAAAATGTTCATGCTGCTAAGGTCGCAGACAAATGATTCATCTTCATTATCAACTAAATATATCTCATTACACAAATTTGAGTGTGTTATTTTCATTCCTTTTTCTTTGTAGCAGTCAGCAGTATTATTATTTGCGTTATCTATAAAAGAAATGTATGGGTAACCAATATTGGCCCTTGTTTCAAGAACCTTAGCCCACACTTTTCTCTTTTCAACATCGCCATCAATCATAGCCTGCATCCAGTAATCTGGTACAGTTACGCCAAAAGATAAGTCTTGAATAGCAAAACCTTCAGACCTAATCTGAAGAAATTCCATGATGTCAGCGTGGTCAATCGGCAAATATGCAGCGAAATTACCACGGCGAGTGTTTCCGCACACCATTACTCTGTTTTCATAACGCACCAGCAATCTTCCTTCTGGAACTATTGCACAATAAACTTTACCATTATAATGTTCTTTGGTTATTTTTATTGCTTCTCCGCCACGGTAAGCATTTTCGCTTATCGACAAACAATATAAATTTTGTTTGTTTCCCTTCGCTAGACGAACTCTTATTCTTGTTTTGAATTCAGCTAATGAGGCAATTGCCTGAATTACATCTATGTTGCTTTTTTCAACACTTGAATAAAGAACACACCCGCCATGAGCTACGCTTCCATCCCAATGAGATAATTCTTCTATGAATTCTTGTGCCCAAATACCATTTATTGAATCAAGATTCACCCATTCAATAAATGTTTTCTTTTTGATAGACTCATCATAGTCGAAACTAATGCTAATAGTTGAATCTGGATTTGTTTTCTTTTCATAGTTAATTTTTAAATCTTTTAAAAATCCTTCTAATCGATTGACTTTTCTTTTTTTAGAAAAATGAAAACGAATCTTTCGATTGTCTTCGTCTTTTCTTCCGTCTGCTTGATAGGCTATCCTGAGCCTGTCTGCAATTGTCAAACCTTCTCCTCTGCCAGCCCATCCAGCAAGAGGAATTCTGTTGTCTCTATGTAAATTTAAATCTTTTGCCTCAACAATTTCTGTGTTTGATGGCCAATAACGCTCTCTATCTTGCATTTTTCTACGAGAAACAACCATTCGATGATTTGGAGTCACTTTAATAGACACAGAGTTTTCAGTTTTCTTGCCCGACAGGCACACCAATTCGCCCTCAAAGTCATTTGTAACCATTTCATATTTTGAAGTAAAAGTAATATTGTTAAACTCATCAAGTTGAGCCAATTTATCAGTTGGCAAAACTTTTCTAAAATCTTTGAAACCATTGTTAGTTAAAACTTCGGTTCCTTCTATGTAACAACTTCCTTGACTGACAACCTGAATCAAATTTTCAAATGCTTGCATGAAGTGGACGGAGCCAGAACTTTCACCATTCTTTTTTATCTTTGATCCACGGGGACGAAGATTGCCGAAATATGCGCTTGTGCCGCCGCCATGCTTTGTCATCATCGCAACTTCTGCCCATGTAAATGCTATCGATTCCATATTATCTGATATAGATGATCCAAAGCAATTATGTAAAATTACTCCAGCGGCACTAAATGAATGATCTTCTTCTACAGTAAAATCATAAACATCTTCGATTTTATCAGTCTTTTCTAATGTTACTATTGGGGCGTAATATAATCCATCTTTGAATGGAATTGCGCTATTACATCTGTTAGAATTTTTACTTAAAATTGATTTTCTGATAACCAATGTATAAACATATGCAGTTGATGAAAATTTTCTTGCTTTTTCTTGCATCTGCAAAGATACATCCTTGCCTAATTTCAAGGCAATTTGATATAATTGCAAGATCAACTTGGGATTAGACAGAGTAATTTTCGTTATACCTGTTTTTCTAATGGAACCATCACCTAAGATAAATCCATTCAAAAAACACTCTAATTGATTTTTGGGCAAATTTATAATCCAATCAGGAATAATTTTTTCTTTACATCCTTTACCAAAACTTTCAAAATATTTCCCGATAATCACAGAATTAGCATTTGAATTATACCATGAATGTCTTTTTCCATGTCTCATATGAGATGATTCATATGAGCCACCTTCAATTCCAAAATTTTCACAAATAATTTTTAACCACTTATTTGCATATTCTTTTTCAGAATATGCGTTCATAGTAATCCTAATGCCATTTGGAACGCCTTTTTTGTTTGTGGATAATGATCCTTCTGCGAACCAAAGGCCAAATGCCCATGCCAGATCGTCGCAAACAGCAACGCTTTGAAAAGGCTTAGAAAAATAAGAAACAATTTCCTTTCTTCGGTCTTTTCTTACTGTTTCAGCACCCTTTTTGCAAATTCTATCTTCTTTGATTAAATATTTATAATCACAATAATCAGTTAAATTTATTTTATATTCTTCTTCTTTGCTCTCAACTTCTCTGTTGATTGCAACTAAATGCATACGAGGATTTAATTCATCTACACGAACCCAACCCATATTTGTCAAAACAAGATGATTTTCTGTAATATATAAGTTCGTCATTCTTCCGCTAATTTTTAATTTATAAATATTTGCTCTGTCTTTTGTGACCATTATATTGGTGATTTTTCTGTACCTGCCCTTATGTGTTAAAACCTCATCGCCAATTTTGATATCTTTAGCCATCTTGCCACCAGCAGACTTGGTGTTGACCCAAGTCTCGCCAACAACACAGCTAATCGGCAATCCTCTATCGTTCCCAAAATTAGTCCAAATTGGAGTTGATAAACTATACCAACCTTTTTTGAAATTCTCTTTGAATTTTGCACCGAAACCGGGCTTGTTGAGGTACTTTTCAGCAGAAGCGCAAATTTCATCGACTCTTTGATCGACGGTCTGACCATCAACCAAATAATCCCTGTCTAAAAACTGTTGTGATATATCATTCAACCATCTGTAATCGCTCATTAGAACAAATCCTCCGCTTTGATAGGCTTAACCTTCTTGCTGTAAGTAACAGGTTTCTTGTGGAAGAAGTCTGTATTTACTTCAGCGTGTATTTCATCTTCAAACCATTTCAAGTCAACAAGTTTTTGAGTGTCCACATCAAAATGCTTTTTTGCCCCAATCATCTCTAGACTCTCATTGAATCTTTGCTTTACAAATTCCTTAACAGTCTCTTTGTTCAAAAACTTTAAATCGCCAGCTTCAAAAATCCAATCAACGATTTTGGCTTCTGCTTCATAGGCTTTAGTGCAAGCTCTTTGCAGTTTAGCATAAAAGTCATCATTGAACCATTGTGGATATTCTTTTTGAATTTGCTTTATTAAATAAACGCCCAATAAGGCATGAATACAATTTCCTGCAATAAATGTGTCATCCTTGTACCTTGTGACAATAACACCAGATGGTACTGTGACGCAGTAAACTTTTCCACAGTAGTTTTCAACTGTTGTTTTTTCCAATCCATGACAAGCAGGCTTCAAGTCTTTATCGAGGAATGTAAGTTTATAACAAGGTTTGTATGATTTTTTCCTTTTGTCATTTCTTGTTTGGATTGATGTTCTGTAACCGCCTAATATTGCAACCATTTGTACAATATCAATTGCCTTTTTATTTGTTGAACAATAACCAAAAGATTCTTTAATTGTATTTTGATATCCATCCCATTTGGACACTTCTTCTATAAACTGTCTGCACCAAAGAGCAGATTTATTTTTGACATCAACCCATGAAAGTTCTTTGTAGTCAAAATCATGATTATATCTTAATTTGTAGACCACTTCATCTGAGTTTTCAGTTTGACATTTTATAAATTCAATATTCAATTCTTTTAATATTTCTTCTAATCTTTCTTTTTTTCTCAATTTTGTCAATGCAATAGAATGTGTGTAGCCGCCTTCTTTTCCTCTAAGCCATATGTTACCGCTTTTATCTTTCCATTTCAAGTTTGTTCCATCCGCCTGAATAGCGATGCGTAGTCTGTCTTCAGGCGAAAGAGTTTCTAATCCAGAATTTTCCAACACACCACCATGAGGCAAATATTTTCTATTGTGTGGCAGAAATTTATGTGCCTGAACTTTTTTGAATTCGCCAGCAGCATCGTAATACACCATATCGTGATTTGGTGTTACCAAACATTGATTCTTTTTTTTGTGAAAATGAATCATATCCCCTTCATATTTTTTTTCGGTTTTATGCAAAACTTTTGTAAATTGCAATTTACCATTTTCATATTGAACAACATCATTTCCGACATTGATGTCACGAAAATCAATCCATCCATTTGGAGTTAATACTTCTGTTCCTTCTGCGTAACACTCTTCTTTTTGAGTAGCTTGAACAACATTATCAATATCTTTTAAACAATTCATATATTTGTTAAAAGACTTGATGATAAGAAATTGAGAAAACAAACTTACATTTTCAATAAAAATGCTGAATAATGCCAAGGTAAGAGTGTAATTCTCATTGCTGTTGTCAGAAGCGCCTTTTAAATACTTGGTGAGATAGTCAACACGACCTTGAATCACAGGGTTTTGAAGCAACTCATCAAACTCATTGTTCATGCCCAAAACTTCAAGCAAATGCGAATAAGCATCGGCATGACGAACTTCGCTTTCGCCAAATGTTACGCCCACTTGGTCAAATTCAGCTTTTGGAAAACGATCACCAAGTTTCGTCCAAAACTTTTTGACTGAAATTTCAATCTGTGAAATTGCCAGCATGGCATTTTTGAGCGTCTTGCGCTCAACATCATTTAATTTGACATTAAAATCCTGAATGTCACCCAGAAAATTCCATTCGCTTACAAGCCAATAGCTATGGTTAATTGCATTTTTATATTCAAGAACTTCTGGATATTCAAAGGGTTTGAAAGCAATTCGTTTGTTGAAAATACTCATGTTGTTTCCTTTGCCGAGGTCTAAAATAGTACCGGGAAGAGTATGTAATCAGCAAGACAAGAATTTTCTTAATCTTTTTTTTTGGTTGTAAATCCGTTTTCGTGAACCAAATCTAAAACATCGCAGCCGTCGAGCATTTGTAGGAGGCTTTGATCGTGAGTTGTGATGAATACTTGTCTGTCTTGTGAAAGTTCCATAATCATTTTGTATATTCCTATGTTGCCACTTAAATCGACATTTGTGCTTACTTCATCTAAAAAAACAATCGAAGGTATTGAGCCTGCGCTTAACATCATGATGTGGGCAAAACTTTGACTTACAGCCAAGTTTAATCTTCTTCTTTGACCTGTTGACATTGCATGATAAACATACGGATCGCCATCAGCCGGATTTCTTTCTATAGTTTCGTTCAACTCGTTATCAAACCGCAAAGTAATTTTATTGTCAATTAAAAATTGCAACCAGTAATTGATACGATTGTTCAATTCTGGAATGATCCCATCAACAATCCATTTGCGAATTCCATTGTCTCCAAAGCCAGCGATCCAATAATCATAGTAAGGAAGTTCAACTTCTAACTCTTTGATTTCCTTTTCTTTCTCCATTACATTTTGTTCTGCTTTCTGAAGTTCTTTTGCATCGTTTTCAAGAATCTCCTTGAACGGAGTATCGCCCTGTAACTCCTTGGATTTATTTTCAATTTGTTTTTTGAACTCCTCTATTTTTGATTGGATAACCGTTTCTTCATTACCGATTTTTGGCTCACGAACTTGACTTGCTGTTACTAAGTCATTCCTTAATTGTGTGAGTTCGCTATCACAAACAGAAATCTGCCTTGACAATTGATCAAGTATTGTTTTTATTTTTTCTTGTTTTGTTTTTGCCGTTTCGGCTTTTTCTTGAATTTTCTTAGCTTGTTCAACATAGGTTTTCAATTCAGAATTTATTTTTGATATTTCATTTTGCAATTCTTTAATATAATCATTGATGTTTTCCTCTTCGATAAGGCCTTTGCATTTGTCGCATTTGGCTCCAATTTCGTTGGATTTAAGTTTTTTGATTTCTTCTTCTTTAGCATTTCTCTGCGTCACAAGAATCTTGCTATTGTTGCTGACTTCACGATATTCGTCAGCAATTTTTTGCGCTTCATTTTTGACTTCGTTTTCCTTAGATTTAGCCAAATCGATTTTGGTATTTAAATCATTTTTTTCCTTTTCTTTAGTTGGCAAGGATTCATTTATTTCTTTGATTTTTTCTTGTGCTTTTTGATAAGCAAGAATAGCAGCGCCATTGTCCGTTTTTCCAAGAAGATTGATAAATTTATTGCAGTTAGCAGTTAAATCTTCCAACTCTTTCTTTTTATTTTCTTTCCAATTTTTTTCTTTTTCCTTAGTAAGATTCAACCTTCTGGTGGCTTCATCTTTGTTGTTAAGCAAAAGGCTATATTCTTTAGACTTAATATCAATTTTTGTTTTAATTTCCTTGCGTAAGCTTTTAGCGTTGTCAAACCAACCTCGATATGCTCCAAGCGCAAGCATGTTTTCAACAATTTCCTTTTTCTGTTTATTGTCACATTCAAGAAAACAAGCTCTCTGATCGTCGGTAAAAATAGAAATGTTTACAAATGCTTCATAGGAAAGACCAATAATTGATTCGATCTTTTCCTGTGTTGTCGCCATAGTTCCTTGGGTTATTTCGGTAGTCTTGTCCCAAGTTCCGTTGGAACTTTCCCATAAACGCAAGGAATTCTTTTTGTCATTTCCGCCTTCTTTGCGAATTCTTACAATTTTAAAATTGTCAAATATCAATTCAACCTTAGCATCTCGTTTAATTTTATTGTGTACGACATCGTTTGCGCCAAGTTTCTCTGGCCTTTTAACAGTTTTGCCATAAAGAGCATAGGTTATAATTTCTTGAATACTGCTTTTTCCAGCACCGTTGCTACAACTACGGTTGTCCTCAACATGATGTTTTGAATCATTCGATTTGGAATCGAGGTTTACACCACGAATAAGTACGACATTCTTGTAATTTTCAAAATGAAGTTCGATACCATCGCTTCCAAATGGAAGAAAATTATATGCTGCCGCATACTTGATTTTAAGATTCTTCATATTGCAAATTCTCTCGCCTGTTCCTTAGATTAGGAACTATAATCCCTTGGCAAGAGGCATAGCAAGTCATTCTGAATTATTATGATTTACATCAGATTTTTGTTTCGGTGTAACAATCTTTGAAATAAATTTTTTAGTTTCATTATATTTTGCAAATAAATCTGGATATCTCTCATGATACAAAAGATTCTTTTTGCCGCTGCAAGTTTTTAAAACCCCTTGAAAATGTATCGTTACTTGTGGTTCTTCATTAAAAACCAACATTCCATCTTTAGTTTTCAATTCTGGCAAATTGTTAAAATTATATTTATTGTCAATTTTATTTAGACTATATGGGAAATGCTTTACGAGACAGGCAAACACATCGTCATCATGAGTATAAGAACAAAATGTTTGAATCATATCGAATTTATTGAATGATTCTGATGAAAATCCTAAAAACCCGTAATTTAAATTTTTACATATAAGAAATCTATCATCTATTTGATCAAAAAGTTCATCTACTGGCAATTGAAACCAGATATCTGCATCAAAAAATAAGTATTTGTTGCCCTTATTGTTGTCGAATTTTTTTACTGTTAAAAAAGCTGTTTTCTGGAACCCGTTTGCTTCAATGTGAGGCAGTACTGTGACGCCTAGTTCGATCAGTTTTTTCAATGTTTTTGCAGATAATCCACAGTCAACAACAATAATTTTAGCTTTAGTATCAGCAAATTCGATTAAAGAGCTTATCCAGCTTATGCCCCACGGGTTCCAATAGTTTTCATTTAAGATTGTTGTAATGAAATTCAAGTTTCCACCTTCTCGCATATTTTCTTGCCTACACCAAGTAATTTTTCAAGATCAAGACCTTCATGTCCAACCTGTTGTGCGTACTTGGTGAGCATTTCATCGCCTTGATATAAAATAGCTTTGGCATCATGAATTATGTGTTCGTCAATCGTCTTTTTTTGCTGTTTGATTTCGAGACTGGCAAACTGGCTATTTTCTTGTAGTTCCTTTTTTACAGAAATTAAATCTGTTGCACCAATATCTGCTACTTTTATCTGGACAAAATTACCTTCAAGGTTATATTTGTCTTTGTCTTCAAGGTTTATAACGAAATGTTTTGGGCTGAATTCATTTTCTATGTACTCAATCTCGTAGTTGTCTTGGTCAAAGTCAATGATGTGTTTGGTTTGAAATGCTTCACCAAAACTTAGTTGCAAAGGTGAACCTACATATTCAACTTTTCTATTGACTCTTTGTTCAGCATGGTAATGTCCTAAAAACACATGCTTATAATGCTCAAATAAAGCAGCACTTACACGAACCATATCTCCATCATGTTCTATAGCTACATCTGATTGTTGTGTTCCGTGTAAAATCGCTCCATCTAAAGCAATGTGGCCAATTGCATATTCGGTCATTGAATGAAGCTGTTTTAGGATTTCAAGTGTTTCAATTGGATTGTGGGTATAAGGAATAAAATCCCAATTATGCCCTTCGATTTCTATTCTAGAAGGTTTCGATACGACATTTACATTTGGCAAAGCCGACAATGGAACAACACTACTGATGCTGGTTTTGTCGTTGAACCAAAGATCGTGATTACCAAGAAGCAAATATATATTGAAAATTCTTTGGTTCATCCATTTGTTGAACACTTCAAATGTTCTTTGATAGGTATAAACCTCAATTTTTTGGCGATCATGAAATAGATCACCACCAAAAATAATGTTGTTAATTTTACGATCTTTCGCTGTTTGAAATACCCATTCAAGTGCGGTCAAACAATCTTCTAGTCTTTTATTGCTTCGTTTATGTGGATGAACATGAAGATCGCTAAAAATCAAAACACTCATATAAATTCTCCTCAAAAACAATGATCGTTGTTTTTTGCATACAAATCAAGAGCAAAAACATAAATACGACAATGATAGATTTCAATCAATTTTTAAGTTTGAAGCTTTTGACCGAAGCTGATCCTCCACCACCTCCAGCAGGCGGGGGTGCTCCTCCCGGTGGTGGCCTTGGTGGTCCTCCCGGCGGTGCTCCTATGGGAGGAGGTGCTCCACCTCCTTTGCCACCAATGGGTGGCGGCGGCTTAGGTGGTTTAGGTGGTGGCCTTGGTGGTCCTCCCGGTGGTGGCGGTGCGCCAAGTGGTCAAACGCCAGCGACTAAATTAAAAGCTTATAGTGTTATGAGTGTTTTAAAGGATATTCTCGATAAAGGCCAAGAATCAAAAGAAGAGAAACCAGAAGAAAAAGAAAAAAAAGAAGATAAACCTAGTGCGCCTGAAGCCGCTGTTGAACCCGGTACAGGTCCAGCACCACCTCCAGCAGCTTGAGATTAAGAATGAAAAAATCAAATGTATTATCTGTTGATCAGATCGAATTTGCCTGTGATAGTTTCAAGAAATGGTTAAAAATTTGCGAAGCAAATAACAAGCATATTTCTATTTCAGGCGTGGAAGATTCATGGCTTTTACGCAGAATACTTTCGGGAAAAGACCCTCTTGTTGATAAACCTCCCGAAAGATTTGGTATGCCAGCATGGGAATTGATTGATCGTGATGAAATAGAAATTGAAAGTTTCGACGAATCAGATAAAGGAATTTCAATTGATGAACACAGCGGCTATTCGTGGGTTGATAAATCTAAGAAGCATTTAAAATATGATCGATTAAATTTACACTATGAACTTATTGAAAAAGAGCAACAACCAAATCAAGATTTTGTTGATGATGATATCGAATCATATAAGTACACAGCTAAATTTTTAAAAAAATTAAGTAAATAAATTATGTCGTTCAAACAATGGTACGAAAACAGGAAGAAAATCGATGAGGGATTTGGTCCCTATATCGGTCCATGCATAGACACGCCAAACTATCAAGTCATGGGCGCTTGCAGCAATTATAACACAGATAAGAAAAACAAAAGCATCAGACAAGGAAATATTGGGCACAAGAAGAAAAAAAGCCTCTGATGAATTTCAGCTTCAACTTCTTTGTTTGCGTGGTAAATTCATTTAACGCAATTTCAAACACACATAAGAAGGATTCTATGTTTGCTTTGCTATGTACAAATGGTCAGATGACAGTATCTGATGTCATATGTGAATGCGTTGAACAAAAATGGATACCATTGTTTGTATTTCGTGATAAAGTCAGTAGCAAAATTAGCTTGCCAGTATTTCACGATGAATCAATTGCTAAATCGTTTATGAAACGGAATTTACCGAAAAAATGGAGTCATGGCAGTTTTCTCCTTTGCGAAGAAGACATAAATATTATCATCAGCAAAGGTTGGAATCTGCATATTTTTGAGTTTCCAAATAAGATCATTGATCGCTTAGACATTGAAATCGGATTTGAAATTTTTGAAATGGCGAATAAGCCTGATTTTATGACCAGCAGAATTTAAGGGGACACCATGAATCTGACTGACGAACAAAAACAAGTTGTTCGTGGAATCATTAAATCTTTAGATAACAATCAAGTTGTTACTATGGGAGGTCTTGCTGGTACTGGCAAATCTACCATTTCTAAAGTATTATTAGAAGCACTTGCTGCTAAGAATAAATCTTTTTGTAGCGCAGCTTTTACTGGTAAAGCAACTAATGTGCTGAGAAAAAAAGGTATTGCTGCAAGCACAATTCATTCATGCATTTATTCGCCTGTAGTTGATCCTGTCACAGAAGAAACTAGCTGGATCAGGAAAACTAATCACGAAGTTACCTCTCAGATTGATGGTTTTTTGATTGATGAAGCGTCTATGGTAAGCAAAGAAATTCATGACGATCTTATTTCCTTTGGTTTGCCAATAATTTATGTTGGCGATCATGGCCAGTTGGAACCGATAGGATCAAAATTTAATTTAATGGAAAATCCTATGTTCCGTTTAGAAACGGTCCATAGAAACGCTGGAGAAATAGCCCATTTTGCACAACACTTGCGACTCGGAAATGATGCTAGGACATTTGATGGACAAAACAATGTCCAAATCATTAGCGAATCAGGAGTAGAAGATAAACATCTGGCTGCGGTTGATCAAATCATCGTCGCCTTCAATAAAACAAGAGTTAAACTCAATAATCGTGTCCGCACTTATAAAAAAATCGATGGCACATTTATAGCCAAAGGAGAAAAAATAATCTGTCTAAGAAACAACAGACTTGCAGGTTTGTTCAATGGAATGCAAGGAATCGTTTCAAATGTTAGAAAGAAATCACGATTTGATTTTGTTTCAGATGGAGAACCATTTATCAACATAAAATACGATCCAGATCAATTTGGACAAGAATCATATAAATTTGTTCAAGGAGGAGACAACCCTTTTGATTACAGCTATGCAATAACCTGCCACAAAGCTCAAGGCGATCAATTCGGAAATGTAGTCGTATTTGAACAAGAATGCGATAAATGGGACCATGTAAGATGGACTTATACTGCTGCATCAAGAGCAGTAAACGGGTTGATCTGGATCAATAAAGCAAAATATATACCAACCTATCTCAAATGAGTTTGTCGTATAGATTTTCCAAACTTGCTTTTCTGCTTTCCCAATAATCGAGGGCTAAATTTTTGGCTTCATTTTTTGAAATCAATTCGGATTCATTCCACAAACTATGCAATGTGTCTTCATAAATTGTTGGTGATTGAGGTAAGCTCCTTAATATAACAATCTTTACAATTTGTCCTTTTTCCGCATCTTTCAAACTGTATAAAATAGTGTTTGGCGCATAAGTTGCAGGTATTGGCGCAGGTGGATTAGGTGGTAGAGAACAATTGGGCGGCACATATGTGCTTTGATCTATGATATCTTGAGCTTCTTGCAATGTAAGCAAATCATATTCGTTGTACATGGATTTCAGATTATCCACATACATGACAACATTTTTATGCCAACTTTTTACTATGTTTTTTAAAATTACTTTTTGAATAAAGACTTTTTTGAGTATTCCTTTTTCAGCAGCAGATTTATCATACGCAATTGAATATTTATCAAATTTGTATTTGACATAAAGATTTTTATGAACCAAGGCGAAACTGCCCGTATAAACTGTTCCGTCTCCCACATAGTAATATGTCATAGACTTAATGCCTCAATCATTTGATTTGCTTTATTTAACTGACAAATGATGTAAGATTCATTTGTTCTTGCCAAATCCTGTTCATAAACAAAAACTGTGGGCTTATTTGGATTTGCGATTTCATATCTTATTTTGTCATCCAAATCATAGTAGAATCCAGTCACGGTATAAGGAGTAGGCGATGCGCTGAAAAATACAGTATCTCCCGGCAAGTAAGTAATCTTTTTCTTAAATTCTTTTGCTATTTCATCAAAAGCTGCACCATCTAAAACAACACCACCAGAAAATGTGTAGTTTTGAATATGTGAAACTGTTGCAAAACCATCTATTACTACGCCTTCTTTGAACTTAATCAGAATATTATCAGCGTCACCAGCTACCTCGACACCGCCGCTGCCAATTTTATTGATGAGTCTTTGTGCTAGTGCGACACCATCTACAATGACACCTTCCGATGTCGGTTGAAGATTTTGCATGATCCATTGTATAAGTGGCATAATTTATATAGTTTTTAACACTCTATTAGATTCATCAGCGAAAGGCAATAAACATGAATTTGTTAAAAAAATGTCGTTATGGAATGATGATCTACAACAATTCTGACATCTGGGTAGGTCGTAGCATTGAAAAATATGGTGAATTTTCAGAATCTGAGGTTCAAGTTTTTCGTGATGTTGTTAAACCCGGTTTTGCCGTTTTGGATATAGGAGCTAATATTGGTTGTCACGCTGTTGCTCTTTCAAGACTTGCAGGAGGGTTAGGCGTTGTTTTTGCATATGAACCAGAACGAAACAATTTCAACACTTTGACTGGCAATGTCGCTCTCAACAATTTAAGAAATGTTTATTGCTTTCAAAAAGCTATTGGTTCTGTTAGCGGCGCAATAGCGGTTCCAGAACTTGATCTTGAAAGAACGGTAAATTTCGGAGGTTTGTCACTAAACGAAGATTATTCTGCTGGTGTTCACTATCCCGTGCCTCTAATCACACTTGATGAATGTAATTTCCTCCGACTTGATTTTATCAAAATTGACATTGAAGGAATGGAAAAACTTGCTCTGCAAGGGGCGGAAAAAACAATTAAAAACTTGAAGCCAATTCTTTATGTAGAGGATGACAGAGAAGATAAATCCCAAGCTCTTTATGAATACTTATGGTCATTAGACTATGTAATTTACAAACATTTAGCGCCACTTTACAATCCAAATAATTTTTTTGAAGACAAAGAAAATGTTTTTTTAAATCAAGAAGGAAACCAAATTGTATCAGGAAATATCTTCTGCCATCATCAAGATGTTGCATGTCCAATTGATACCAAAAAGTTTGCCATGAATTTAATCAACAGGTGAGTCATGATTTTTCTAGCTTTTGCATTATTCTTTCAAAATACTACTGGTTTTCCATTTGACATTAAAGGAAAAAATGTTGCTGGATTATTTACCATGACAGATGAAGCGGGTCGTCTTGAAAATATTCAAATGATGGAAAGAATATTCAAGGACGGTTCTCTTGGTTTCAAGTCAGAAAGCCACCACAATGTTACCGCAAAATACATTTACGAAAAACTTACTGTTCTAGCAAAGGAAGTTGGAGATACAGGAACACTTTTGTTTTATGTCAATAGTCACGGCGGTGGTAGTGGCAAAAGATTTGTTATGGAATCTGCAAGTGGCGACTTCAGATTCAGCAAAGCATTACAGTCGATTGCGAAGGCAAACAAAGTTAAAAGACTAATTGTTTTAATCGATACATGTCACGCACAGGGAGGAATACAAGAAGGATGGAATGAGAACGGCGATATGCTTATCAACATCAAAACAGGACTTTATGAATTGCCTGAATTTTATCGTGTGTCTGAAAAAAATGATTTATTTGATTCTCAAATTCGTGTAAATTACGGCGTTGATAGTGGAGCATATGAAGAATGTTTAGTATTAGCTTCAACAAGCGTTGATACATTATCAACACGCACTATTTTCCCGACCAAAATGAAAGAGACACTAGATCGCATCAAAGGCGACAAATTTATTACAGTAGCAGGATTTTTGCGTAAATTTGGTGATTCTCATCGTGATGTTGCACAAAGACCATTTTTTAAAGCTTTGCCAAACGACAATGTTCTTTCAGAACCTTTATTTTCAAATCTACCAGTCAGAGACATACCTGTCATTGACAGGCAAGGAATTCAAAAAACATATAAGAAAACATATGTCATTTTGCCTTCTGATTTGTAGGCAAGGCATTTACAACTTCATCTACTAAGTCTGACCAACTTGTTTTATATCTAAACAAAGTTGCTGATGGATACCAAGGCGTTGTGTTAACGCTATCAGCCCATCGCCAATCAGTATCTCGTCCGATCATAATCCATACCGGTTTACCCATAGCACCACATAAATGCGCCAATCCGGTATCTACTGTAATTACCAAATCTAATGAATTGATTATTGCCCCAAGTTCTTCAAAATTATTGAATTTGGATTCAAGATCAATCAATGGCAAAGATTCTTTTCCTTCGTTTAGATCAATCTTTCCTTTGATCCAATTTCTAATGCCTTTTACACCTTTAACAAGGCTGTAAATTTCTACATTATTTTGATCAAAAAGTTTTTTAAAATCTTGTATATGAGCAGATCGTGTTATATCCCTTGAATGATCTGAATTACCACACCAACATAAACCAATTTTAAGTTTTTTATTTTTGTTGAGCTTGAATTTTGAATTTGTTTTCAAATATGGTTTAACTTGAATTTTTTCAATATTATCAATTTTATGAATTCTTGGCAAAGAGCATACTGAAATCGCATAATCTGTGAGTGGTGGTTTTGGCCAGTTTGTCGAATTTTCTCTAAAAATAACTTCATCAACAAAGTCAAAGTTATTCTTTACGATATCAAATAAAGGTTCTTGCACCTCAACGATAAGTTTTCCACCAAGTTTTTTGGTTTGTTGAAGAAATCTTGAGAACATCACAAAGTCACCAAGACCTTGTTCGCTGTAAACAAGCAAACTTTTTTTCTTAAAAGGTCTACCATCCCATTCGTCAGCTAAAAATCTCTTTTTGAAACTGCCAGTAAGAGGATTTACTTTAAAACGATATTCATAAAGATTCCATCCTTCTTCATATTTTCCCTGTCTTAATAAATTTAAACCAAGATTAAAAAGTATGCTTTCTTTTGTTGGATTGATTTTTGCTGCATTTCTATACATGATTTCAGCATCAGCAATTCTGCCAAGGTTGGTGAGAACTACTCCTGCGTTGTAGAAAACATCATAATTTTCTTCCTTGGAAAATTTTATAGATTGATTCACGGCTTCAAATGCATCATCATATTTAAACAATTGACTATAAGCATGAGTGAGATTTGAAGCAGCAAGCCAATTGCCGGGATCAATTTTATTGATAAATTTAAATATTTCTACAGCTTTTTCATATTCTTGAGTTTGAGAACACAAAGATAATCCATAAGTCATCAATCCTTGAACAGCAACCCTCTGACCGCACCAGAGAGCCTCTCCTCCTCTGCCTTCATTTTCCAATTTGTTGATATCGGTGTGAAAATCTAAAAGTATTGAGTCTAAATTCATGAATATTATCCATTTTTAATTTTTGATTACATAAATAATCTAGTTTTGAACGAATGATTATGAAAGGGGAAAAATGGGCGATTTATTTGTTGGAAATCTTGATTTAACTATTTTGCGCCAAGACCACATTAAATTAGTGGCGCAGGCAAATATACAAGCAAGAACAATCAGAATTATTGAGTTGCAAGAAGAAATCGCTCGTTGCGAGAATGACATTGTTGCACAAAAAAAGGTAATTGAAGAAGCAGAAAAAAACATCAAAATTCACAAAGAGGCCAAAGATAAGCAGGGCAGCTAAAAGGAGAATAAATGGCGGATATACAAACACAACTTCCGGTTAAATTAACAGATAATACAAACACAGCAGCGATTACCGCTGGTTCTGCGTTAAAAGTTGATAACTCTTCCGTAACCCAGCCTGTTTCAGGTACTGTAACTGCTTCTCCTACCGGGACTTACACAGTTACAGGTAGTTTGTCTGCAACAGTTATTGGTACTCAAACAGTAACAGGTCTCGGCACAGCAGGATTAGCCGATGCTGGTGTTATAACTGTTCAGGGCATAAGCGGCATGACCGCTTTAACAGTTGACGGTTCAGGTTTTACTCAGCCAGTTTCAGGAACAGTTACGGCATCTCCTACTGGCACATACACAGTTGACGGCACAGTAACCGTTGGAAACTCTATAACCATTGCTGATA